TTCTTTGGAATAGGCAACATTAGCCCATACCAAGATTAATATAAGAATTAATCTTATCATGTTGAGTCTCCTTGCTCGTTGTATGGCCTAGGTGGCATTCGGAGTATAACCGTATCAAGTAATCTGAACGAATTTCACGTCACTTTCCCACTACGCTTTTAGGCCATTGTTATATACTATATAGTATACAATATTTTATCTAAAATGGCAACTTTCCGAATATAAATAACTGTATGGCTGGCATAGCAAACTTAACGATAGACCAAGGGTCTAATTTTACATACGATTTAGAAGTCACTAACGCTGACGGTACAGATTTTGATCTTACTGGTTACACAATGGTGGCAAAAATTGCTAAAGGATATTCAACAACATATCCTAGAGTAGTATTTACTTGTACAGTAACAAATCCTACAGAGGGTGTGGTAACTATAAGTTTAACTGCCGATCAAACAAAAGCTTTAGTAGCAGGCCGTCATGTATTTGACGTTGTAGCTACTCACGCTGATAGTACTGTTACTCGTTTATTAGAGGGTATTGCTATCGTAACTCCATCTGTAGTCAGAGCTTTTTAAGCAAGATATTCAAACATTGCTTTGTTCATACCTTTTGTCACAAGTTTAAACTGTGCTTTAGTCAGAAAGTTTTCTAGAGTAGCCCAATTTAAACCACTTATATCGTCAAAAACCCATATAGTTTGATCTGCTTTTCTTTGATTAAAGAATACTGCTTCTTTTAAAACACTTTTTGTATCATGTGGCCCGTCAAAGTGTATCATTTCATATTTGTCTATCATTCTTTTATATTCATCATAGACAGGATAACCATTAGCAAAACTATTCATAAATTCTGAATCTTCTAGGTTTACAAGATGAAACTCTGGATAATCTTCAGCAAAATTTATTAATGTAGTTTTTCTCATTAAATTATCATAGTTAAATTTTCTGGCTAATACACTATCAGAAGCTGCATAGTCAATATTACCATATGGATCAACACCTAAATGAACAAGACTAGTTTTAGGATGATAATGTCTATATGCGTCTATAATAGTTTTACTTCCTAAACCTAGTCTAACACCGATCTCCATACTTTGTCCAATAGGATTTTTTAATCTTTGTACTGCGTCTGCTAATGAAGTATACTCTACACTATCACCAGTAAATTTTTCTCCTTCATTTACTTCTAGTGCATATTTTCCAGTTTTAGGATCAATACCTGGATATACTCTCTTAACATCTTTTGCAGTCTTATCAATAAATCTAGTATCTTTAACACCTTTGCCTTCAACCTCTGTTACATATGTTGCTGTATCGTGGCCTAAATCATTTACAACTGGTGTTTTTTCTTCAAACATATTACGATTGTCCATAATTTGTCCTACTTCAAATGTGCTGTTACCTGTGTGTCTACAACGTATTGTAGTATCTGCCCATATTTTAAAACCTTTTGCTCTTGCTTTTCTACAAAAGTCAACATCTTCGGATAATGTATTGTTATGATCAAGTGCTGAATGATATGTGTATTGAGGATAACCAACTTCTCTAAATACTTTTCCTTTAATAAGGGCACAACCCATACCACAACCAACTATTTCTAAAAACGGAGTATCTTTAACTTTTACAAAAGGAATACGTCTAGAGCCACCATTGTTAGCGGCTTCATAAATTTCTAATGAGTGTGTTCCTGGTATTCTTTGAATATAAAGACCTGATACAATATCTACATCATGTGCTAACATTTTAACTAGTGTATCTTTATCAAAAGATATATCACTGTCTACTGAAAACAAATAATCATAATGTTCTCCCCATTTAGCAATTAAATTTCTAATTTGATCTACTTGATAACCAAAGAAAAATTGAAATTCAACTTTGTATCCTTCTGGTACTGTAAGATCATATATTGCTTTGTATGTTTCTGGTTCTATATACTTGTTTGTTGGTATTGCTATTAATATTTTTTTCATTGGTTAATTATCCTATTCGCATTTTTTGTTTGTTCATCACCGTTAATTTTATAATCGTTTAAAGGATTTATATCATTATAATTATAGACTATATCTGATACAACTTTTACCTTGTCTGGATCGGCTTGTTCTATAAGTGAGTAAAATATAGAACCGTCTCCACCGGCTTTGTACCAGTTTTTGTTTTCGTCTTGGAAATTACTGTCATCAATATCATTTAAAAGTCCTGCTTTAAATGTTCTCAAATGTGTGTATGGCATATTCCAATTAAATTTGTATTTTCTATATTCTTTCTTTTGTTTTATTTCCTCTGGATAGTTTTGTGCTATCAAAGGTATTCTATCAACCATTGAGTAACAAGACCCATAGGTAAATTCTGTAGTACCGTCATAAAGATTATTGTAAAAGTGAAGTATCTCATTATCATTTATAAAAGAATCATCACCATCTAAAAACATAACAATGTCATCTTCTTTACAATATTTTCTTATAGACTCTATTTGATTTCTAACAGCGCCTTTATTTTCTTCATTACGAATCACTTTTATTTTATCACTTTCCCACCTTTTGGCAATGTTATAAGTGTTATCTGTAGAAGCGTCATCAATTACAATCATTTCATAGTTATCATAATCTTGTGAGACAACTGATTCAATACAGTTGTTAATATATCTTTCAGAGTTGTAAGTAGGAGATATTATAACTATCTTTTGTTCTACTTTTCTTGGTAAATAATTTTCTTCTATATTAGTAAATCTTCTACCAAAAACTTTTCTAACTCTAGAATTTATATGACATACTTTTCTATATTCTTCTTTTGATAAGTAATTTCCTAATTGTCTATATAGATGTTGTTTCCACTGTAAGGCTACAGAGTCCCAACCAACAACTCCTTTAATTTGATTACAAGCATATTGTTTTTGTTGGTGTAAATATCTATTATGGTGAGCCATTATTACGGTGTGGACAAATTTTTCTACTTGTCTTTCTTTAGGTATAAATGGAAATAAAGAGTTTGGTTCTATTGCATAGTCTATCATATAACAAGCTTCACTAACTGCTGTTTCTTCTAAAGCACCAAAACGTGTACCGATGATAGGTGTATTATATGCTATTGCCTCTAAAGATGATATACCAAATGTTTCAGGAAAAGCACCTGGAAATAATTTGTAACTTGCTCTTTCTAATATATCTGCTATTTCAGATTGTTTTATAACACCTGTAAATTCTATACCTAAATTTTTATTTTTAGGATCATTTGACATTTTAGTCCATTCTTTTCCTTGAGCGTCTAACTCTTGTCCTGGAAAAACATAAAAACCACCAATACATATTAGTTTAGCTTCAGGTATTTTTGCTTTTATTTTTGGCCATATATCGTTAACTAAAGGTGCCATACCTTTTGTGAAAGCTGCATTGAAAACATATAAGTGTGGATCTTTCTTTCTTATATCAACATCATTTTTATAAGTTACTATTCCGTTTCTAGTTTGAAAAAATTTGTGTTTTAATACTTCCATGTTTCTTCTTTTACCATGGTCACAATTCATTACATAAGTTGAATGAAAATCTGATAAAGTAAATACTTCATCTATATGTCCTTGTACTAAAAGGTCTTCTAATATAAGATCGCCGTTTGCAAATGTGTCATGCATCCAAACTGCTTTATGTCTAGCGTTAGCTGTGATTGCTGAATATCTTTGAGGATTATATCCTTCAAACTGTTTGTATAAGTTAGGTGTTATAAAAGGAATTATAGTTCTTAATGAAATTACAATATCAAATTTAAAATCACTTTTATAATCTAAAATAGTATTGTCAAAGTATTGTACACCATCGTAAGTGCCTTCTCTTGCAAGGTTTGAATCTTTATTACAGTTATTGAAAATGGTTACTTTGAAACCTAATTTTGTTAGTTCTTTGGCCATCAAGATAGTCGCAGACTCGCTACCACCAAGGCCTCTTTTCTTTAATGTATCTCCGTCATACGGAAGACCAATTATATCTAAAAATGCAATAGAAATCATTTATTTAAATTACCAACTCACTACAGTTTATTTATAAATATACTATAACAGAATACTAAAAAAATGTCAATGCTTGGACATTAATATGAGGGAGATAAGTATCGCAATATGCCAGTAATTAAGAACGCCGGTGTTCGTGTCGGCCTAGGACGTATAGGTTACACAGGATCAGGAGGTCCAACAGGTTTTACAGGTTCCAAAGGGGCTGACGGAGCCGCTGGGTCACCAGGTGGTTATTCAGGTTCACAAGGTTTCACAGGATCAGTTGGTGCTCAAGGACCAGGTGGTGGTTACACTGGTTCAGTAGGTGCTGTAGGTTTTACAGGATCCTCAGGAGGTTTAGGGTACACAGGTTCATCTGGTACAGTTGGTTTCACTGGTTCAACAGGAGTAGGTTACACAGGATCAAAAGGTGCTGATGGTTCAGACGGATCAGATGGTGCTGTTGGTTTTACTGGTTCTACCGGAGCAGGATACACAGGATCAAAAGGTGACGCAGGTTCAACTGGCGCCACAGGTTTTTCAGGATCAAAAGGAGATACAGGTTCACAAGGTATACAAGGTGTAACAGGTTTTTCAGGATCAAAAGGTGACGCAGGCTCAGCTGGCGCCGTAGGTTTTTCAGGATCAAAAGGTGA